ATGACGCAAGCAGCTATAATCTATGCCCGCTTTTCAACCTCAGAACAGAGCAAGGGCCACTCGTTAGAACGGCAAGCCCAGTATGGGCTTGAATATGCTCAACAGCAAGGCTGGGCCGTTGAGGCCACTATAAAGGATGAAGGCAAGAGCGCCTTCAAGGGCGGTAATCGCGCTGAAGGCTCCGCATTGGCGACCTTTGAAACCGAAGCCAGCCAAGGCGTTCATCATGGTAAGGTGTTGATTGTTGAGAACATCGACCGCCTTTCCCGTCAGGGCGCAAAAACGACAGCCCAGCTTATTTGGGCACTCAATAAGGCTGGCGTTGATGTAGCCACTTGGCAGGACAATCAGATTTATCGCGCAGATGGCAACGGCGATATGCTGGAGTTGTTCAGCATCATCATCAAAGCCCAATTGGCATACGATGAGAGCAAAAAGAAATCGGACAGGACCGCCGCAAACTGGAAAAAGCGGCATGAGATGATCGCTAGCGGTGATTATTCCTTGGCCAAGAGCCGCCCTCCCCTTTGGCTGAATGTCGTGGATAATGAGTTTGAGGTAATCCCAGACAAAGCAGCCCTTATAAACCGCATGTTTGATATGTTCATTGATGGCTTTGGGTATCAACGCATTGCCAAGCAGTTCAATGATGAAGGCATAGAGGCGTTCAAAACCACCAAGAGCAATACCAATGGATGGTATGGCCTAACAATAGACCGCTTCCTTAGAAACAGGGCTGTGATTGGGGAATATGTGACGAGCGAAGGGGAAACGCTGGCAACAGATTTTTATCCCCTCATCGTCCCTGTGGACAAGTTCAACCGCGCCCAGGCGATTATGAGTTCGCGCGTAAGGCGCAGCACAGGCGGCAGCTTGGAAACACGATCCCGCAATTTGTTTGGCGGCATCGCCACTTGCCACAAGTGCAATGGCCACATGGGTTATGAAGGCAAATACAGCGAGAAAAAGCACCGCAGGAAAGACGGCGGGATTAGCATCTACAAGCAGCAACCCCAGCAATATCTCAGATGCGACAATGCCCGCAGAAAGCACCTGTGCGACAACACATTTAGCTATCGCTATGGTGAAATGGAAAAGACCATCCTCGATCACATCCTACATTTTACCCTTGATGACGATGAGCAGCCCAACGAGCATCTGAATAAAATTAAGGAAGCCCATGCAGAGTTAGGGCGTCAGATTGCCGTTGATGAGCAGAAGCGGGACAACCTGTTGGACGCCATATCCAACGGCGGCGGCGCTGCCTTCATCACCAAAGTTAACGAATTAGAGGAAGGTATCAAAGCTGCTCAGGAGCGCCTTGGCCAACTCAAGCAGGACATAGCACAAGAAGAAGCCAAGCCCCGCAAAACTGACGATCAGGAGGCTTTGCGCCTGATGATTGGTAAGCTGAATAGCGAGGACATGGACGAACGCATTTACGCCAGGACAAAAACCAACACACTACTCAGACAGATTGTTGATGGATTGATCCTGATGGAAAACGGCGAATTTGCCCTGTGGATTGACAGCGAAGTTACCTACCATTGGGATAAGGATGGCAACATGCTTAGCGGGCAGATGCTCTAACGTGCCAGACGAGGAAGCCGCCTAGTTCGCCCTGCGCTGTCTTCTCTCTGCCACCTTCCGTTGCCGTTGCTGCTCAACCCTATCCAAATCCAAAGCCATCGCGTGTGGGCAATTCTCATAGCTTGGGAAGATGCCCCTCGCCGCGTTCTCCGCGATCATATGCCCTCGTTTGAAGGCACGGCTGGTCAACTCCTTCAGCTTAGTGCGCTGCACCAGAGACCCTATTCGATCCTCAGACTGCTTTATCAGGTTCGTGTAGGTGTAGCTCAACTGAGCAATAATGCCGATGCGCCATAGCGGCTTCGTTGAATAGACTGATTTTGCCTGCAAAACATCGTGATATTTCACCACGCTGTCGCGGTGTAGCTTCGAGCCGTGTAGCGAATATCTCGCATTCATAGCCCTGCGCTCGATGGGATCGACTGAGGGCATGTCATCCAAAAGCTGCCCAATCTGCCGCATAATTTGCGACTTAGGCAATCCTAACGGGATAGCGGCAATCAGTGCTGCTGGTTGCCCTTGCTCAGTCCATGTGCGCGAGTGGTAGCCTCTAAGGGCGTTCTCAAGCTCAGACAGGGGCACGTCGCCCCCATCGTGGACCATGCCAATGCGCTCCACTGATGGGCGCTTATCCCCAGCGAATCCAAACTGCTGGAAGCGAATGGGTTGCCACCATTCGCTGAATTCATTGAAGCGCACAGGCCCAAGATCGTCATAGACCCGCAGCACTGTTTCAAAGTCCGCTGGCAGCACCTCTACGCCTGTCAGTTCGCCCATCCTACTTTTGCGGGCCAGTTCGTAGCTTGGGCTGAAAACGAGGAAGCGGTGCCAAAGCGTCATCCACCTCACAATCTCGTGACGGGCGCGCATAGCCTGATGGTCTGCCATAGGTTAGCTTGATAGCTCAAAATTCATCTTGCCAACTGCCTATCAGGCTAACCCTGACGTATCAATCTCTCACGACGCCGCACAGTGCCGCGTCAAGGGAGAATGAAAAATGAACACTGCTGAAACTACCACTGACAACGCCAATGATGACGATAACGTCCGCATTGGTTTGGACCTCAAGCGCGTCTTTGCGCCCAAGCCCAAGAAAGCCGCCTTCACCAAGTATGATCGTCTGCTCTATGAAATTGAACAGCGCCGTGACCATGGGGCAGTAAACTACCTCAAAGCCATGTCCGCAATGCGCTGGCTGGCTGTCGCAAACAGCGCCAACGATAATGTTGGTTCGCTCAGTCCTCAACAAATCCAGCTTCTCGCGGAGGATTGTTATTCCCCTGACAACGAGGAATCTCTTGTTCAGGATATGAACGCCTATTTCAAGGCAGTTACCAAGGTTGATGAGGATGAGCCTGTTATCAGCAACAGCCGCTTCGCTCACCTCTTCAACGCCTAACTAATCCAACAATCAGCGCATTGCCATGCGTGGGGACGGCCGCCTCACGCAATGGCTTTGCGCGTCCAAAATGAAAGGAAACACAAATGAACGGATTGGAACGACGAGCCACCAACTTTCTTTTGCGAAACAAAGGAAGGGATGATGAGGCTATATGTATCGCATATGAATATCAAAACGATGTTAAAGCGCAAGTCATAATCGCCAAAGGGGATTATCTCAATCACCTCAAGCACGACTTAAAGCTATTAGTTGAGTATCAAAACTCTCTTCGCCAATTTGGTATTCACCGCGAAATAACCACTATTATTTCCACCAAAAGCGAAGCCAAGCGGCGCGAAATCAAAGCAGCCATTGATAGCATTCTTGGCCCTATCTTCCCTTGGAAAGCAATCAACTAAAGAAAGGAAATCATATGAATAAGCAGGAAATTGCGGAACGTGACAGGCGGCAGGATGCCATCTGGGCTTGGCGGCGGTCCAACGATCTTGACAAAGCAGATGGCGTTTATCTGCGCGCAGAATATGGCGGGCGTGAGTTTATAAGGCACGTTCCCTATCCTATGGATGATGAACGCCCTTATGGTTGGCATGTAAGTGATGCCTACTATTTCCTACAGAGCGCATTCAACACCAAGCACACTGACAAAATCCAGTGGGCATCACAAACTGCCATTGGCGGCGATTTTGGCGATCAGGTCCAATATCATGTGATGGTGCTTTGCTGTGGGAATGGTGGCGCATTCAACCCACGCACTCAGCTTTATGTTCGCATGTTCTAAAAACGCCTGCTGACACGTCACGTCAGCAAAAACCAACAACCCAGCACTCACCCCAATCGCTTTGCCCTGCGCTCAGTGAGCGGGTGACGTGCGCCCAAATGAGAAGGAACGCACATGGAAAACCACGAAATGAACTCGGCTTTTGAGGCTGAATACGAGAAGATCAAAGCCACGATGGCAAGCAGCCCCCTCTATCGCTCGCTCCAAACCATCAGCGAGCAAACCACGGCGGTATTCAATGCCGTTCATGATGGGATTGAGGAACTTTGCGGCCTCTACCTCAACCACGACCAGCACAACACTGTTACCTGTGACCTGACAGAAATGATCCTCGATGCCGCGCTCAGGCATGGCCGCGAGGACTCAGACCTCACTTTCGACGTGGAGGGCGCAGACAATGACTAAGCCCCTCGCCGTAAAGCGCCGCCGCCCGCGCAAAGGGGCCAAGTGCCCTGAGCTTTACAAGCTACACGACAAGCTAAACCTGGCCTACCTCAATGGCGCAAACAGCTACGTCAATTTGGTGGTGCTGAACCAGCAGTTCAATTCTGACAAGCCCGTGGATTTACAGGCACCCTTGCCAGATAGCCCCATATACGTTCGCGGCGAAATCAATGCCGTGGAAGCGCCTGTGCTGTTGCCGCCATCGCTCAAAACCGCAAAGGCCATCCGTCAGCACATTCGCAAGCTGGGGTTGGAACGGGTGGAACTGGTGCTGGCTGAGTTTCTGAAAGACGTTCCTGGGACCACATATGTTCATCGCTGCGATCAGTTTCCAGACCTGAGCGCGGTCCCATACCAGTTCGTCGTGTGGCTTCACTTTGGCGTGACGATACGGGCGATGAGCGAAGGTCGCTATCTGCTTCCTTATGCGGAGGGATATAAGCTGGATAGGGACGGCGATAAACGGCCTACCTATATGGAAAGCCACGTTGAGCAGTTGCTTTGTATTGGCTGCGGACCTGATTTTGATGGCGAGACAATCAAGACCGTGCTGGCTATCATCCAATAGCAACAGCCCATGAAAAGCCCCGCCGCTGATAGCCAGTGACGGGGCTTTTTAGCGTCTGAGGTAAGCCTGGGCTTACTTGGCAGCTTTCTTAGCAGCAGCCATCTTCTGGCCCCGCGCCTTGCTGTTGGCTTCCAGCGGAGCAAGCTGGCTATCAAACTCACCAGCCAGGACAGCGCCCTTGATCGCGGCGTAGATTTCCTCAAACTTATCAGCAGGGACGACGAACTCGCTTTCCTTGCCGTCCAGCTTGAGAGCCGTGTTGGCGTAGCGAACGCTGAACTTCACCTCATCGCCCTTCTTGACGATGGTAGGGCGCTTGATGTCGGCGTTGCCACCCTTGAACGCGGCCAGTGCCTTATCCATGCTTGCGGCAGCGCGGGCGCTTGCAGACATTTTGCCAACAGCGGCGGGCTTGAACTCCTTGCTCTGCGAGACGGGCTTGAGAGCGGCTTTCCAGTTGAGTGCCATTTAACATTCCTTTCATTGCTGCTTTGTTGGTATCAATCAGATATACAGACGAATAAGACGGTCAACCTATTTTTTAAGCTGCAACAGCCATCCACTTGGAAACCATGCTGTCAGTAACACCAATATAGTGCATCGTGCTGCTGAGGTTCTTATGTCCCAAGATACGTTGCACGACAGGCAACGGCGCGCCTTGATCCACCAAGCGAGTAGCAAGCCCACGACGCCCGCTATATGTGCTGCCCTTAATCCCAACGCTGCCATAGAGTTTCTTAAATCGCTCGCTCAAGCTATGGGCTGAATATGGCTTGTCCTGCCTTCCCAAGATGAGGAAGCCAGATGCGCGATTACCAGTCAAAATCCTAACAGCCTCTAAAGCCGTGGAAGTAAGCGGAATCTCACGCGCCTCACCAGTCTTTGAAATCTCAGCCCTCACAACCAGCTTGGGATTATCTGTGTAGATAACGTCCGCAACGAGCAGCCCAGCCAATTCCGCACAACGCAGGCCAGTAGCCCAAGATAGCTGTAGGAGTGCCTTGGCTTTCTCTGGATTGTGCCCACGGACATTATCAAGAATGTGCGCCCGTTCCGCATCGCTATGTATGACAGCTTTCATGATACAAACTCCATCGCCTATATCATCGGCCTGCTATGGAATTATCCTGAAGTCGATACCATACCTGTGCTTAAAGCATGTTTTTTAGCACGATCTAATAAATACCTGTGAAACAATGTTCATGGGGACTGAATTATGGAAAACAACAGAATTGATAGCGCGATAGATCGTTTAGGGGCAGCAATCGACAACTTAGACAACAGGGTAACATGCCTCGCCGTCACCTTGGAAATCCTCCTCGCTGAGCAGCAGGCAACACAAGCGCATGAAAACCCAAGCGATAGCAACCAGCAGATTTGGAACGGCCCTGACCTTAATCATAAGGAGGTCAGCGAATGAGCGATGCTCCACAATACCGCAAAGCGACACCAGAAGAGAAAGCCCGCATTGAACAGCTTGCCGCAGAAGGAAAGCCCCTAACTGCCATCGCCAAGGAGGTGGGCTTCTCACAGACCTACGTCGGCAAGATTGTTCGTCAGAGCAAGCAGCGTCTTTGGATCGAACATCGACGTGCAATCGACAGCCACGAACGATCCCTTGCGAACCTCGCGGAAAAGATCGAGCGCAACACCAGGGCGATTGAGCGCCAAACGAATTATCTCAAACTGGTCATGGGCCGCGTTTCTATGGCTATCAACGGCGTCAGCAAAACCCGCGGGGTCCTAAAAAACATACAGGGCCGCATCACCAAGCTAATCCAGAATGAGGAAAAACAGCAGTCCCTCAGACCAAGCGTGTGGGGGAAGAGGCAACGATGAACTACGAGGTCCATCATTTTGATAAACACGCCTGCGCTGACCTCCCACACCTCATCATCAGCGGCCCATATCCTGAGGAAGTCCGCGCGTTCTGGAACGAACATGGTATCGGCTATTCCATTTGCGTCTTGATTGACGAGGATATGCTCAATGAGCCTGCGACGCTCTGGGACATAACGACGATCACGATTTTTGAAGACACGGCAGACCTGCTCGCGGCCATGCTGATTTTGTAGCTAGCGCTCGACACTCTGTTCATTTCTTTAGCGAAACCTATTGTTCAGTCTGGCTGTCTGCTGTTAACGCGCTTGCCCAATAGGGGATTGATTGAGGGAAGTAATGGCAGCGAACCAGTTTGAGCGGCACGGTAAGGGGCGCAAAGTCCTGAAAGGCCTCTTCGCCAACCCAGAGAAGGTGAGCGTCATTCATTACTCCTGTGAGAGCTTCTACGACCTGCCAGAAGGACGGTCGCCACGCATCACTTCCATCGCCATTCGAAAATTGGATAATGCCCAGACAGAGTCGTTTTCGATCCATCAAGTTGCAGAAATGCGCGGAACTGGTTTGTCCGCAGCGGAGATCGAGCCATTCTACAACAAATATGAGAAGGCGATGCTCGACGCCTACTTCAAATTCATGAAAAACAACAGTGAACGCACCTATGTCCATTGGAACATGCGTGACACGAATTATGGATTTCGAGCGATCGAACACCGTTATCGTGTTCTGAAGGGCGACCCCTACCTAATCCAAGATGATCGCAAAGTGGACCTATCTCGCTTGCTAGTAGATCTCTACGGTGTCGGTTATATCGGCCACCCTCGGCTAGAGACACTGCTTGCGAAGAATAACATCGAGGCGTTGGACTTCATGACAGGCGCACAAGAAGCTGAGGCTTTCGAGAAAGGGAAATACGTAGATCTGCATAGATCGACCCTTCGCAAGGTCGATGTTTTTTGCAATCTGGTTCAGCGAGCGTTCGATAAGTCTCTCAAGACCAATTCGTCATGGAAGGAGCAGCATGGCTTGTCATTCAAGACTGCCCTCTATCTGGCGAAGAAGCACTGGATTTATACGGGCATAATCGTGGTTGGTGGCCTGGGTAGCGCGATTTTTGGAGTGTCTCGCGGATACAGCACCATTGCTGGCTTACTTGGGTTTGGCGCAACTCCATAGGGGTTCAGGCAATGCCGATGCCCTAGGATTTCTTACCAACCCATCAGCTTGCTCAAGCCCTTGTAGAAGATGCTTCCCCAACAAAAGGTGGCCAGCCCAATTACAATCAGGCAACCAAACTCATTCCGCTTGTTTCGCCAACTGCTCACCGCCAGGTCGATAAAAGCGATCATGCCGCACACAGTCAGCGCGGCCATGAACCATAGGCCAAACGTAATGCCTTGCGGCAATCCAATACCTAAGAACGCGCCTGCATAGAGAAGCACGAACGGACCAAACAGAAGGGCGATTACCGCATAGGTGGCATATCGCTTTACCCGCGATTGCGGCTTGTCCACCCTCTCCATTCGATTAACCAGCGAGTTGGCTCAGTGTAGGAAAGAACGGCCCCAGCACGGTGGCATACTCAGCCAAGTAGCCGACCCATTTCTGGAAGAGGGGTTTATAATCCTCCGTGCCTTGAGACGCCTGCATCGCCTTAACAAGATCGAGGATCGCTTCACGATCATTCTCGTTGCCAATGCTGCTATCGACAGCCTGGATTAGCTGGTCAAAGACATTCTCTGTCGTGATCGTATTGACGGAATTATCAGTTGAAGCAATGACTGTCTTATTCTGATTACCATGGGTGTCACCATTATGGATATGCCCATAGTTGATGGTGATACTCTGTGCCGCTTGCTCAGCCTTCTGTTTCTCTTCCATAGAGAAGCTAATCCCTTCGCCTAAGATGCCCTGCCGTTCCAACGCGCAAGCCCAATCCAGAACCATATCTCGAACATGAGACATGATCGCTATAGGAACGCTCTTATCGAACTCGACATGATACGAGCGGTTATATCCGCCGCCGACTTTCAAGATGGTGGCCTGAATGTCAGCATCCACGATCATCGCCAATTTGCCATCTGCCTTAGATAGCTCGTTAAGGCTGCTGATGGATTCCTTCAAAACAATGAAGGACAGAAAAGCGATTGTTTTTGGATCACCCAGAGCGGGCTTAGTCCCCCAATGCTGACTCACTTCCATCAATCTGCCGTGAACGTAACGGTATGGAGGAACGTCCTTGTCCTCAACGCCACCATATCCTTTCAGTTCGAGATCAACCCATTCGACGGCATCCTGCAAATTCAGTTTAACGGCGGCCAGTTTCACGCGGCGCAACAGGTCAGCAATGCCTACTGTCGGATCAAGAGATAGTGCTTGGATTTCCTCAATCAGACCAGACATTTCACCCCCGTAATAGATCGCTGGAACATGGGACTGCCGATTGAAAATTCAAGGAAGTCACGAAGCCTGAAACACGACCATCAAGCGGCCCCACTGGAGCGAATGCTGAGCAACTAAGCTGAATGAAGGCGGCCAGATAGAAAGTCGGGTGAATTTGGGCCTTTTTTCTGACCACCCTGTCAACCAGAAAAGGCCAGAAAACCGAAGAAAATCACCATTTTGTTTCTCTTCTAAGTGCTGAGAACCGCTCCATATCCTTGTCAATATGGTAGGCTTGGAAAACCTGTTTTGCGACCTTGGGTTCGATCCAGATGAATGGCCAAGGATCGACCTCATCCAGATTCTTATTGGTCACTTCCATGCCAAGGAGGTGAACGTCAGCCCCATGCTTGGTGTAGGTTCTCAGAACGTCGCGGAACTGCGTGGCTGGTCGAAGCTGATACTCAGCCCCTTCAAACGTCACATATGACTGGCGGTTTTTCCGCTTGAGAACCCGCTGGGCAGTCTCAGTCACATTGACCCATGTGCCGCAGAGTTGGACCACATAGAAGCGCACAGAGTCATTCACGCGATAGCGATTGTCCGTCCGTGGAGCCTCTTGCCCATCAGTGGCACTACCAAGCTGCTGGACCTGCCTACCGCCCGATAGGCTGCTATCGTTTACCTTAGCCATATGTGCCGATTATCACGCTCATATATTGGGAACAACCATCTGCCTGATTAACTATAAAAAGGCCAATCCCTTCTGATTCTAGATCGACTCTAGCAGGTTAGGTGTTAGGTTCACTATGTCTGGATCATTCCAACATCGAGCAGATCAAGGTGGTCAGACCTCCATATCTCCTGATAAACTATCCGCCTGTCTAATCGAGTAGAAATCAGAAATAATATCTTTTTTATGTCTGATTGTTCGATTGACATGGTTTCGCTGCTTGGTTCCGTCCATCATCGGCTTAATCGCAGACAGGCAGACCTCCATACCTTCTACCTATATCCAGTCATGTCAAAGTCAAGCCATATGTCTAAAATATCTGGTATTGACTTCTTCATTATGGCTGTATGGTTCGTGATGATGGAGGAATGATAAGCCTGATAGCCATGGTAATGTCAGGCTTGTTCTGTTTTCATTTGACATTCTTTGGTCGTGGAATGGGAAAGACATAGGATCGTATGGCCTATGAATGGCAAGGCACTACCTGTCTGACACACGCCAGCTTTCTACCTTTTGGGATGGTATCAAGCTATGGACGAAATGCTGCTTCGTTGTGAACGAATGGCGCATTCGCGAGTAATGAGCAGGCTTTTGCTTTATCATTGCCGAGATGGAAACTCACCGTGCCGTCGATAACAAGCTGTCTGAAACGAGTGGCAGAGGCCGCATCGTCAGCCGTAAATCGTCCTCGCATTTCCTCAAATTGGGGCTGCTGGCTGTAGGAGTTCAATATGGCGACCGTTTGCTGATGCCATGCTGCTCCACGAATACCGCACTCCAGCATAACATTGGAGAGGCCAATTTTCTGATAGATTGGTTCTACGGCGTTCTCATAAGCTTGAAGCAGTGGGGTCTTGACCCGCTCCTTCTCTCGCATCCAGCCATCATCAATAGGCGTGATCGCAGACGCATCCTCTTCAGTTAGATTGTCTGTGTCGTAATCGCCGCAATGGTGCCAGTCATTGTCTGCCGCTGATTTGGATAGTGGGGCACCCCAGCACCAGCCATTCTTGCGAAGCTGCTCTGTGAGGCGTTCGCGCACGTCACAGGGCTTGCTGTCCTGTCCACCAACGCAAGCTTCGTGCTGCGTTCCCCATTCTTCCATGAGCGCCTTGTCTTTTGAATTTGCGCCCTTCGGAAACTCTGACACGAATGTATCGCTGGCGTTGGCCTGGGTGTTCGTCAGGTTTTCAGATGGCTGTGGGGAATTGCATGAGGCGAGAGCGAGCATTGCCAATGAGACTGTTGTGATGGAAAATGCTCGCATTAAAATTCGCCCCGCTTCGCGTGTAACTACGTCTTTACCTTCGCAGGGCATAGTTGCTGTATGTTAATAATCCAATGCCTTCTCGCCGCAATCGCGCTCATCCTGATCGTGGGATTTGGTATCGTGGTGGCCTATCTTCATGACCTCCACCAGAACCAGAACCGTGGCGCTGCTGCTCAACTGGATTATCTCAGCCGTATCCTTGGGACGCCAAATGAAGGCGAGGCATCGCACCTGATCCGCGACCTCAGCCGCTTCCTCAAAATGGTGGAAGGTGGTCAATATCCCAATCTGCGCCATGACGCTTGGGTGCCTACCAAAGCGGATATGAAGCGGTGGGAGAATGCTGAGAACGATAGGGCTTATCTGGACCGTTGATTGGGGTCATTACTCCCTAAGACATGCTCATCCCGCTAAATACGGGATGACAGACAAAGACGATCCCCGCGCCGTAGAGCGCCGTGCTGCCCGCAACAGCCCCAAATCTCCGTTTGCCGCGCCCTACGAGCGTGATCCCATGCACACATACATTGAGGACGAGGAAAGCGGGAAAGAGCTTATCAGGGCTATCATTGACGACCCCATTGCGCCGGCGGTTCCGCATGTGCGCCTTCACACGCCAGCCGCATGGAAGAATGAGGCTGAGGATATTGTCGTCTCAGTCCGCAAGAAGATCAAAGCAGTCTATGTCAGCGGCATGGGCAAAGAGGAATTTGCAGAGAAGCATGTTGATTCTGCTTTAGATATTGCCCTCATGGAATTGCTCTATGGGGATATGAAATCCAAGGACAAAGCAGCCAATGCTATCAAGGTAGAGGAAGCTATCTTGAAGAAGTATGAGGCTGAGGAAAAACGCATCCAGCATCTTGAGAAAATGGAGTTGGCTCAGGCTAAGACACTCAGCAAAGCACTCAATGTTATTGATGCTCAGATAGCGGAATATAACAAGGAGAACGATGTTGAGTGAGTCTATTAAAAGAACGAAAGAGGGTTAAGGCGTGGATCAAAGCCCAAATCCGCCAAGGGTATAATGGAAACCAGATATTAGAATTAGCTTACAGGCTAGACCCTGCCCTACATCAATCCGTCTTATATGAGCTACAAGACCCAGCCTTTACTCTGCGACCAAAGCAGGAAATGCCAGATGGCGACTGGTTTATATGGCTGCTCAATCCTGCGCGTGGCTGGGGGAAAAACCACGCTGCATCAAGTGCCGTCAACAGACTGGCCCGCTACACATTCCCTGAACGAAAAGGCCTGATTGTTGCGGCTACCCATAAGGACTTTTGGTCCACCATCTATGAAGGGGAGTCTGGATTAAAGGCTCTCTCACCCCCAGATTTCCAGCCCACCTACAGCGAACGCCATTTAGAAGTTAGATGGCCTAATGGGTCATCCGCCGCCGTTAGAACTGCGGATAATCCGCAAGATATTCGTGGTTTGTCTGTTTCGTGGGCCTATGGGGACGAGCTGCTTAAATGGCACGGCGGCGAGACAAGCTGGCACAATATCCTTGCCTGTGTCCGCGAGGGCAAAAACCCAAAGATAGTCCTCACAACCACGCCAAAGTCAGACCAAAAATGGGTCCAAAAGATACGAGACATGCCCAACACCGTCGTTGTGGACGGCAAACAGCATGAGAATACCGCGCTACCAAAATCCTACCTGAAAATGATGGAAGCCAACTTAGGCGTTGGCACCAAACGATACCGCGAGGAAGTTCTAGGCGAATGGGTTGAGGACAACGAAAATCTCTGGACCAAGCCGCAGCTTGAGGCCGTCACACGCAAACCACAGGTATCGTTGGCCGTCTTTGCTGAGTCGATGGATGAGCGCATGATTACCATCGACCCGTCAGGCGGTGGCCGCGACGAAAACGGCATCATCCTACTTGGGAAGAAGGGTGACGACATATGGGTGCTGGGCGACTTCACCTGTAAGGGGAAGGCATCCATATGGCGTGAGGAAGTTATCAAGGTGTGGCGCACATTCTGCCAGCCAGGCGACCGCGTTCTTGTGGAAACCAACGCCAACCAAGGCATTGACGAATATCTCAGCGATGGCGAACCCGCCATGTGGGTTGAGGGTATCCAGCAGACAGCCCGCGCTGGCAAGAAAGAAAGGGCTGAGCAGGCGCAGGCGCTATATGAGCAAGGCCGCGTCCAGCATTTCGACCATTTTAATGACCTGATGAAGCAAATGGTGGATTTCTATGACGTGCTGGACGACCGCAATGCGTCTCCTGACCGCGTTGACGCATTGGCCACTGGATTGCGCGAGATAGCGAAGGCAAGACCATATTTTGGAGTTGGCTTCACTGTGCCAAACTACACCCTCCGCTTCTAATGAACGCATAAACCCATCACTTAGCTAAATACTGGAAATTACATTCCAGGGCTAAATGATGGGTTTCATTCAAAAAATACGAAAGGGCAACTTTCAAGATCAAGCGATTGATGAGGTTAAAAGCCTAGATTACTCTCAATATGAGCAGCAGAACGAATTTTCCTACGACATAACCTCTCTCTTTGTATCACCATTAGAACCTAAGAAGTGGACTGATGCGTCCAACTTCTCAAAGCGTGTCAACAAGCTGTATTTCCAATGCTCCGTTAGCCGCGCCTGCATTGAAAAGCGCGCTCAGGGCATCAGCGACGTTGAAATCATCGTGACGGGCAAAGCCAGCACGAAAAAGCTGATAAAATCCCCAAATCCTACTGATAAAACCACATCGAACGCGCTTCGTGTGTGGGAAACCAGCCTATCTTTGGGCGGTGATTTGTATCTTTTCTACGACCTGAGAAACCCAATCGAGCCATATATTTGGACACTCAGACAGGACTTAATCAAGAACGATACCGTCAAGAAGCAGTTTGAATACATACCAAGCCGCTTGAGCAGCAAGAAAGAGCCGCCATTATACATTTTCGAGTATGATGACTTAGGAAACACTAAGCGATGCCTTGAGCGCGTGGGCAACAGCTACAAGGTCATTGATGGCTACCTACAGCGCATAGCCTATCACAATCCCCTAACCGCCTCAGAAGGCGCAGGAGCAGGCGATAGCGCCCTCCGTGCGGTGGATATTCTGCTCGCCATAGACGAACTGGCCCACAACAAATTTGGCAGCGGTGGCGCAAAGAGCGGGATGATTGAAGCCCCTGCCATCAGGTCCGCAAAAGACCTCGCAGATGCCAAAGCCGCCCTTGAGAATTTGAACCAGCAGAACGGCATCAATGTGCTGGTGAACGGCATGAAGTTCAACGACACCCAGCTAACATTCGCGGAAATGGACCTCATCAATATGAGGGCTGTCCAAGCTGCCAGCGTTCAGGATGCTTTCAAGGTTCCAGGCGTGCTTTTGAACAGCACCACACAGACCACATACGCAAACATGCGTTCAGGCGATAAGATATTTTACAGGACGTTCATTGGTCCAGAAGCCAAGTGGCTAATTGGTCAGGTTGAATGGGGAATCCGTAAATACATAGATGAAACTGCTACATTGGCTGTTGATGAAACTCAGATAGATCACATTCAAGACGATCAGTTACAGATGGCCAAAGATATGGCCTCAATGGGTTGTTTCACAGCAAACGAAGTTAGGGAAGTCCTTGGCAAGAAGCCAGTTGATGGTGGCGATGAGCTAATGAAGCCAGTTTCCGTTCAGAATGGCCAGCCAGAGGAAAAGCCAAGAGGCGAGACAGCTTTCAACGCGGACGCAGGAGACAGAGGAGACGCAAATACGAATGACTAACGGACTTAATTTCAAGGAGTTCAAAATCAGCGCATATGATGCTGAGAAAGGGACGGTAGAAGGTTACGCCAGCAAGTTTGGTAACAAAGATCAAGTTGGTGATGTTGTCGAAAAGGGCGCTTTCACAAAGAGCATCCAGCAAGGCGCTCAGCGAGTCCGCTTCCTGTGGCAGCACAATAAGCAGGAGCCAATTGGGATCATCCAGGAGATACGCGAGGATGACCACGGCCTGTTCATAAAGGCTCAGTTTGCCAATACCCAACGCGCCCAAGAGACGCGCGAACTTATGAAGATGGGCGCGTTAGATTCCTTCTCCATTGGGTATCGCGTTCCCAAGGACAAGATCGTCGTTGAGCAGACCAAGGACGGTCAAATCCAGCGATTGAAGGAAATCCACCTGTTTGAGGTGAGCGTCGTCACGTTCCCTTGCAACGTGGAAGCCCGCCTAACGGGCATCAAGAGCAGCCTAGAGGGCCGCTTTGCTGACCTCACCTTAGACCAGCAAAAATCCGTCTCAGACTTCATGGATTTCCTTGTCGCCAAACAGGCTGACGACGCCGCGAATGACGATGAGCCTGAGTTGGTGGACGATGTAGCCCAAGAAGCTGCTGAGACGCCCGCTGACAGTGTTGAGGACGAGGAAGCCGCCAAAGCTGCTGCTGAGGCGATCCAGAGCGAATTGAACCGTCTCTTCGCAGTTCTGGGCAAATAACAGCCCTTCCAAAAGACAGAACTAAATAATCCTGTAGCCCACTCAACAAGGTTGAGCAGGGCAAAGGACTCCTATGTGAACAGCTAAGCGCATTCCCTGAGTCAATAAAAACAATAATAATAAAAAGGACTCAGGAAAACATGAGCGATTTAACACCAGAACAAATCAAAGCTCTTACTGATAGCGTCGAGGCATTGCGCACAGAAACAGAGACTAACATTAAAAGCAATGATGCCGTAACTCAGGATAAAATCACTAAGATTGAAACCGCAGTCTCAGAATTGCTTGCAGCAAAAAATGCTCCAAACGTCGCTGCTATTGAAGAAACAGCAGAAGCAGCAAAAGAAGCCATTGGCATTTGGTTCAAGCACGGTGATTCAGCGTTGGAACGTGGCGAAGGCCGCGACATGCTTATCAAAGCAACTGGCGATCAAATCTCACTTACCACTGCTGTTGAAGGCGGCAACCTCCTTCCAAAGATCTTTGGGGGATTGATTGATACCCAACTCCGTCAAGCCAGCCCTGTGCGTCAAGTGGCTCGCGTCATCCAGTCAGGCATGAACTACACTCAGCCATTGAAGACTGCGAAGGGAACAGCTGACATTAGAACTGAAACTGGCGCTATCCACAGTTCACCAGCACCACAATTCAACACCATCACATTCACCAACTTTGAAATCAACGCAGAAGAAATGGTGACACACTGGGCGCATGAAGGCGATGCCATCATTAACTTGGTTGATGTTGTGACCTCAGACATTATCGCAGCTTTGGCGGAAGAAGAATCAGAGCAGTTCCTTACTGGTCAAATTCAAAACCCATTGGCAACTGCTGTTGGTGGCGTAAGCACTGTTAAGAACGGCTTGCTCTCACAGACCAAGTTAGTTGCTGGCGTCACAGAGCGCACCTCTGTCCTCGCATCATTGGCAGGCGTTGAAACCGTCAACGAAGCAGACTCAACCACTGGCACTGTTGGGTTTGACGACTTTGCTAAAGTTCGTTCCTTGCTCTCAGGCCGTTACACCAACGCACGTTGGATGTTTGGCAAAGACACTGAATTGGCTCTTATGACAGTTAAGGACTTGGAAGGCCGTTACATCTGGTCAATGGGCGATGTTACCCAAGGCCAACGCGGCACTATCTTTGGTGACAGCTACGTTATCTCAGATTTCTTCCCTGCTTTCGCTACTGCTGGCAACGTCCCTGTTGCTGTATATGGCGATTTCAGCCGTGGTTTCGTTATCGCAGACGCAAGCCCAATCCGTTGGACCGTCGATAACCTCACCAACAAGGTATATGTGAAGTATCTCGCACGTCGCAGAACATCATCCTCAGTGGTTGATTTCGGCGCATTGCGTGGCCTTTACGTCAAAGCAGCTTCCTAATCTCAGGTAGCATTACAGATATGGGGCCGTTGGACTAACCAGCGGCCCTTTTCTGTTTCCTCATAAATACCAGAAAACAAGGGGAACCAGAGTGAATGAGCATCGAAACCAGCGGTCCTAATCAGAATTCATACATCACAATCGCGGAAGCAAATGCCATTCTGCTCACTGTCCACGCCAGCTTTATGGAAGTGGGCACTCAGCTTGATCCCCTAAAGGACGAAGCATATTTGATTGAGGCTGGCCGCGACTTGGCCCAGCTTTTCGCTTGGGTAGGACAGCCCACCAGCACAGAACAGAATATGGCATGGCCGCGCAAAGGCGTCCCCAAGCCAGGATATGTCACGCAGGGCGAACCTCAATGGAGCGTCCCAGGCACAGACCTCGATTTCCTCGCCTATAAGGTGAACTGGCTCAGCGGCAGCTCGTCCGCGCCAATGCTGGATGAGAATGTCGTCCCATTGGAAATTAGAGAAGCGCAGGCGCTTATTGCCGTCCTTCGCAAAGAGGGCTTGAACCTCGTTTCAGACAACCAAGGCGATAGCCAAGGGCTTCAATTGCCAGGCGGTTTGAAAGTCGCGTATGTCAACGCAGTCCGCGAAAGCGCAGACATTCATAAGCGCACGGCGCAGTTTGGTGTGTTCGTTGGACAGTCAATTGTGGGGGCGTAACCATGTCCCTGCAAACCACGATCTACAAAACCATCAAGCGCCACGGCCAGCCAGCTATCGTCACGTGGCAAGCCAGCACTGATTTAGCCCTGAAAGCGCCCAAGAAGCAGACTGTCAGCACCGTTGCCTATTTGGCTACCAAGGACAGCCTGACAGCCGCAGGAGAGCGCGTCTCCCAGCAATATGTCTATCTGCCCATGCTGGAACGATCCATCATGGGGGCAACCATCGTCGTCAATGGTCGCAAAATGACCGTGACGGACACTCAGGAATATGTCGCAGGCGTTCGCGGCCCGCTCCTACAGAGGGCGACCGTCGTATGAGCATCAAGGGCATAGACGTTTTCATACGCAAGGCGCGGGACATTAAAGCCGCCATGCAGCAAGACGCCTTCATGGGCGCTGCTCAGGATTGGGTGGACAATGATGTTGTTCCTTATGCTCAATCCATCGCCCCTGTGGATACAGGCGAGTTTCGTGACGGCATAGGCGGCGCGGTCAATCCAAACCAAATCCGCATTTACGCCAGCGCGCCTCATTCCAGCTTTGTTGAGGACGGCACCAGCACAATGCCCGCTCGCCCAACACTGCGCCCAGCCATCCAGAAAATGCGCCCTAAGCTGCTGGCTCGTGTGCGCGCCAAGCTAAGGGAGTTGCTATGAACCTAACTGATTTAATCGACACGATCTCAGATGCGATTGGAAACGACACTGAGTTGAAATCGCTCAATATGCCATTCCACTTGGGCATCCCACCAGCAGATGAAAACGGCAATGCGCTCGTCCCATGCGTGACATTGGACGGCCTTGTTTGCTTGGATGACAAGATTGGAACATGGACAGCTAATATCCACCTATGGAGCGATGATATGACATTATCATTCACGCTCCTAAGCCAGCATTTCCTCTCCGTCCTTGATAGCACTGGCACCATCCAAACCAACGGCTTTCTAAACCGACCAGAGCCGCAGAACGCCGTCAACTCATCACTCTATCCAGTCAGGTTCTACATCAAAGGATAATATAAGAGCCAATTCAGCACCTCCATAAATACCTTAACAAGTATAATGGAGGATTCCAGAAATGGCCTTATTCAAAGGTAAGAACTTAAAGCTATTCATTGCAAATGTCGCTGAACCAGAAGACGACACTGACTATGTGATGGTTGGCACTGAAAATGAGATTACAATCGGCATTAAATCAGACGTAGAAAGCTATAACACTAAATCATATGACGTCGTTAAGGATGCTGGCCCACGTCAGATAACAATCAAAGGGACCGCTGAAACAGTCGTTGAGAATGACCCAGGCCACAACGCCTTACTCGCTGCTGACGGTGAAACTGTCCGTTTCCAAGTCCGTGACGTCAGCGGACGTGTGAAGGAAAATATCTCAGCAGGCAATGACCCATTAGATAAAATCTACATTGAAGGCGCCTTCCTCGTTTCAGAGACCGAAGAAAAAGCATCCGCGACGGGATTAGTGGAGTTCACCTTCACCTTAGAAAGTTCAGGCACCTATGCGCGTAATTTACCTGCTAGAGCATACGAACCGGGCGAATAAACTAAATACGTGAGTGAGGGCGGCGCTGGATTCCTTCTAGCCGCCCTCAAATAACTATAAGGATGCTCGCGTATGAACTTTAAAGACCGCTTTGGAACAGCCACATTCTCGCTGAAAGACAGAGATAGCGGAAATACCTACTCCATGAAGTTACAAGCAAACTTCATCAATCTAATGAAATTCAAGAAAGCAACAGGAACAGACGACCCAATGGTCTATATGCTGCTGTATGGCGCAGAGGGAGGAATAACCTCAGTCGTTGAAGTTCTACATAGTTTTATGATTGACTTTTATGACGAAGCAAAGCCGACAACTTCACTTATTGACCAAATGGACCGCGACAACGTGATGGGATGGCTTCTAAATGCCGATGAAGAAAGCAATAAGGGAAGTGGTGACAAATTAAAAGAAGCCCTAAAAGTCATTATGGGGGAGCAGTATCAAAAACTACTCGATCAATCCGAGAAGAAGTCTAAAAAAAAGGCGGACTCAAAAGCAGCATAACGTCTGGGATTGATATAGCTTACACCACCCTGATTGAAGTTGGCATTCAGCCTAGCGAAATCTGGGAAATGACTATGGCTGAATATCTGCTCATTGCCCTCCATAAAACTGAAATGATGGACAAGGCAGAGAACGAGAGACTAGGCATCATCGACTTTGGTGACGACTTATCTGCCCTTGATGCTGCTCTTGGCAAAGCTGAGGCAGATGCCGCGAAGAACGCATCAGCATAGCTCTTCCATAAATAAAAGAAAAAGGAGCGCGCTTATAGGTGGCAGAAGACAGGTTAGAATTCAGTTTAGATGGTGATGCCTCAGGTGCCGTCAGACAGCTAAATCAATTCATATCAGCAGCGGAGGGAGCCGAAAAAAGGGCTTCCACCGCTTCCAACACAATCCGAAATGCGCTGGGTTCGATCAGCAATGTTAAGGTCAGAGCCGCATTCCTTGGCAACCTGCCTAATGAATCTCAGCGAGCTACTACAGCACTCAGCAACACTCGACAGGCGCTTCAATCCATCGCTGGCGTCAGACCGCCAACAGCCCCCCTTGGTTCACTCCCTGACGATGCCCGCGCAGCACAGGCAGAATTAGCCCGTCTTCGCCGCGAACTGGAGCAGATCAGAAGCCAGCGAATTGGCAATCCTCTTGGGCAAATCAACGACGCGCCAGTCACTCGCGCCAGCGGCGCATTAGGCGCACTCCGCACCAATGCCATAGATGCTGCTGCCAGTATGAACCCGCTTGGCGGGTCCATCATGTCCCTTGGTTCTGGTGCTGTTGCTGGTGCTACGCTTGCCGTTGGCGGTGCTATCGTTGGTGTTGGTGCCGCTGCCCTGAGCGCGGGCGCAAAGGTCGAATCCTACAAGGCGAGCCTTACCACTGTTGTTGGCGATGCTGATCGCGCAGGCGTTGCGTTCCAGGCTCTCGCTCGCTTTGCACAGGATACTCCGTTCTCTTTGGACCAAGCCATTGAGGGCTTCGTTAAATTGAAGGCGCTTGGCCTCACGCCATCTGAGGCTGCTCTTACCAGCTACGGCAATACCGCTGCTGCCATGGGCAAAGACCTCAATCAGATGATCGAGGCTGTTGCTGACGCATCTACAGGCGAATTTGAACGCCTCAAGGAGTTTGGTATCAAATCCAAGCAGGAAGGCGACAAGGTAAAGTTCACCTTCCAAGGCGTGACCACTGAGGTTTCCAAGAACGCCGCTGACATTGAAAAATATCTACAAGGCATTGGGAACAACCAGTTTGCGGGCGCTATGGAGCGTCAGACAGCGACACTGGCAGGCGCATGGGCTGGCCTTACTGACCAGATATTCCTTGCATTCGCCGCCATTGGCGAAGGTGATTTCAGCAAATCCATTGCGGATATCGTCAACGGACTGACTACTGGCTTAGCCTCTGCGACGCCTATGTTGCAAGCAATAGGCTCCGTATTTGGAAGCATCGTCAGTATCGCATCTGAACTGGTTGCAGGTATTGCCAGTGTATTTTCCGCGTTCGACGCAGGTGGTGACAGCCTGACCATACTTGAAACACTCACCTTAGAATTCAACCTCGTTGGTCAAGCGGCATCAGTCGTAGCTACATTGATCGGCGAGTATTTTACCGTGTTCAGTTCCGTCATCAAGACGGTTGTTGGCACAGTGCAAGGACTGTTTGGATCACTATGGGAGTGGCTCGGCTTATCCAGCAATCAATCATCCCAGACAATGCAACAGGCTTTCATAGGCGTCTTACGTGCTGTCAAAGTCGTCGCGTTGGACATTCCAAAGTTGTTCAAAGCCGCATTTGCTTCTGTCACTGGTATATTCAAAGAAATTGGCGGTCGTATCGCCTCTTTCCTCAGCGGCAATTTTACAGCCTTTGACGGCGTTGGTGCTGCATTGCAAAAGCAAATGGGCATTGCCAGCAGCGCAATCAAAGAAACAGCATCAGAAGCCGCAAAGGTCTATAGCGATGCTCGCGCCAATCAGGCGGCATTGGATCGTCTGTCTGGCCGCAACAAAGGCAAGACGGCCAGCCTGGATAGCGTCGGTGGAACAGCTACACCTACGACCAAAGACACCCCTAGCAGCGATGCAGCTTCCAAGAAGCAGAAGGCAGCGGACGATGCAGCTAAGAAGGCCGCGAAGGAGAAGGCTGACGCAGCCAAGAAATATGATGATACGATCCGCGCCCTCAATGACAGCATCCTCCAACTAGGCGAAGCTGAGGAAGAGAAAGCTATTAGGGACGCATTGGTCCGTGCTGGCCTTCCACGTGACATATCCTTGACCAATGAAAAGGCCGCAGCAGCGGTCAAGCTGGTGAAAGCCCTACAGGCTGGCCAGCAGGCAAAGGGTATGCGCGATGAACTCACCGCGCTTGAGCAAAAATACAGCGATATGCGCCTCAGCGAAGAGGACTTGTTTGTCGCGGAAGCTCGTCGCCGTGCTGGCATCAAAGACGGGCAAGACCTCAACACGGCTGAGATTAAGGCGTTTGATGACAAGACCCGCGCCATTTACCGCCAGATTGAAGCCCTCAAGTCCGTTGATAAACTCAAGCAGTTAGACAAGAGCATTGGGCAAGAGGAACAAGATACAAAGCTACAGCTTCTTGAAAAGGTAAATCCTAATCAGGCGCAACAGCAACGTGACGTTGCTCAAATCCAGCAACGCGCTCAGGCTTTGCGTGATGAAGCGAAAGCATCTGGTGCATCCAATGAGGAAATCCAGAAGCGCATAGAGCGTATCAATGCACTTGAACAAGCCCAGCTTGATAATGTCAGTATCACGGCGCAGCTTGAACAGGCTGACCAGTTACAGAGCATATTGAGCGACCTTTGGGATGATCCAGAGGCGGCTATGAAGTCGTTTTTCAGCAACTTCCTACAGAACATCGCCAAGGCAATCATCCAGTCCATCATATTGGGCGACAAGATGAAGGACATTGGCGGCGCAGGCGGCATAGGGGGCTTGCTTACTGGCGCTATCACAGGTGCGCTTGGCTTTGGTGGCGGTCGCGCTGGCGGTGGATCAGTCAACAGCGGAACGGCTTATATGGTTGGCGAGCGTGGGCGCGAGTTGTTCGTTCCCAACACAGCAGGCCGCATCATCAACAATCGTGACCTTGGCGGCTTAGGTGGACCAAACGGCATCGCCGTAGGTGGCACGAACATTAATATCTACGGCACAGCCAACGATAACACAGCCCAGCAGATGAAAAGCCAGTTGGACGCTTACAGACGTGATTTGCGTTCAGACATTAGAAGAGAGATTGAAAGGAGCAAGCGTATTGGATGACAGCATTACCACAACAAGGCTATTTGATAACGCCTATTGATTGGCAAGGATCGGTTAAAAAGATAACTATGGAAACTGGTTCGCTCAAAATGAGCGGGACAGTAGGCATAAGACCATGGACTGAAACAGCCACCTTAGTTTGGGTTCTTCCAAAGGCAGATGCCTTAGCCTTAATGAACTCACTCAAAGCAGGCTACTTCAACGAGGTTTACGAATACACCTGCAATGTCAGAGGCGCGATCAAACTCCGCCCAACTGATACCTTCGCTTTGCAAGAGCGTGAAGATGGAAGGAATTTGACGACATTCAGCATGGGGTTCGATCTCGTATGACGAACCTTCATAAATCTACCTTCAACCAGCTTGTAGAGTTTTGGGAATTGGACCTGACTGCTTTTGGCGACATTGCATATCGCTTCGTCAACAGCAGCACATTCAACGGCCCTACTCCTGCTGAGGGCTATGTCACATGGGATGGCGAACAATGGACTCCCCTACCCTTCGTCACTTCTGGCTGGGAGCGTGGCGGCGAGAACCTTGTTCGTCCGTCCATCAGCTTACCAGACGTAAACGGGCTGCTCTATGTTACCCTGCGCCAATATGAGTTGGCATCTGGCGCACCAGTGACCCGCTATCAGGCGCTCTATGAGGACGTTGTTTCCAACAATCCATATGCGGCCTTTAGCGAGGAACGATACTTACTCAATTCCGTGTCAGGCAATGGCAGGCAGATTGATATGGAATTTGCCACGCACATAGATTTCCAGATTGCGAAGATACCCAGCTTCAAAATGACCCGCGAGCATTACCCAGGCTTGGGCAGTCAGCTTCAACGCTAAGTCCGCTAAATATGTGATGAAACACCTCATCACGGACAAGCAATGGGCAGAGATCAAGCCCGTTTTCCTCAAAGCCTATCCACGCGAAGCGGTCGTTGCCATTTGGGATGACGATTCATGGGAAGAGATTGAGAACATCGCGCAAGGCACGGACGGCGCCTTTGAGTTCAAGCTGTCACAGAAGGACGAGGCGAGACTTCTACAGCGCAGGCCGCGGTTGTTCCTCCATAGCCATCCCAATGGAAATCCAGAGCCAAGCGACAGGGACACAGAGACGCAGATTGCGACTGGATGGAATTGCGGCATCGTCGCGGTCAGCGGAAACCCTGATACGCGCCCTGTCAGCGTCTATGACGCAGCTTTCCCAGAGATATGGGGTCCAGATGCGTCTCAGGGCGCTTTACTTGGCAGATCGTTTCTTTGGGGCGTTCGTGACTGCTGGACGCTCTGCGCGGATTGGTATGCTGCCCACGGCATCAAGATAGATCCCATTCCCCGCGTGAGACAGCCAGGCGCACACCATCATCATGCGCGCGGCCTAGATCCCTTTTCCTACTGGCCGCTGCGCTTGGGCTTCAAGCGCATCGAGCGTCACCAGCGCAGACGGGGCGATTTAGCGTTGATGAATTGGCGCAGTCCCACCGTGAACCACTGCGCCATCTACCTTGGCCAAGGCACTTATCTCCATCAGCCAAACATGAAGCTGAGCGAAGAATGGGTGATGAAGGACGAGGAACTACTGTTGGAAAGATGGGCAGTCAGCTTTTGGAGACACAAGGAGAAACTTATTGAATGCTAATTACCGTTCAACTTCATGGCACATTCAAGGATAAGATGCCCAAAGGGCACAAGCGACCAAAGAAATTCTATGTTTCCCGTATCAGGGACATTTTTGATTTCCTTGAGCAGTATTATCCAATCAAGCAGTTCATGGACACGATGCCCGCGATGGTCCGCGTTGGTCCAACTCTGGAAAATTCAGTCAGCTTAGACCGCCACCAAATAGCGGGTTGGAAAGTGCCTGATGGCGCAACGATCCACATCGCTCCATTTGTCAGCGGACATGAGATAACGAGCGCGATGCTCATAACTGCCCTTGTTTCAACGGCAGTCAGCATTGGCATCAGCCTGCTAATGTCCATCCTGTTTCCGCCGCCACAGACCAAGAACGATAAGCGCAAATCCGCCCTCTATGAGAACGGCCTGAACACGAATGAGGAAGGCGTTGTTCTCCCATATGTGGCTGGCGACAATGTGCTTTGCGGCTTCAACGTCATTGAGACGAATGTTGATATTACCAACTCAGGCGGCGCGAACACCACTGGCAGCGGCTGGGCCGCTATCATCGAGCAGAAAACAGGCAATCAGGTATTAGACCCGCTGGGCAAAGGCGATGCTGGCGGAACAGCCGTCTATGACCCAGGCGAAGGCGGATACATCGCTGAGGTTGTCCAAGGTGAAAAAGGCGGCGGCAAGACCATCGCCAACACGACATTTTCAGATGCCACATTGCGCCTGCTCGCGGCCTATGGCGCTGGCGAGGTTGGCGGGATCGTTGGCAGCACTTGGGAGGAAAAAGAGAAGAATATCCTCATCAACGAAGTGCCATTGCGCGACCGTGGATCAGGCCAACGAAACTACAGAGGCATAAGCTGGACAGAGCGCCGTGGCATCCCAGGGCAAACCGCCTCCCCTATCACTCCAGGCGTAACCAACGTCTTTGACTCAGCCGTTGAACTAAAGAAACTCAACACGGGCGGAAGTCAGGTTTACATAACTAACACGGTCACTGACAACCAAGTGAACCGTATCAAGGTCCGCATTAGATACAACGCGCTTGTTAAAACGAGTAAGAAGGGAAACCAAAGCACAACATCAGTTGCCATTGGTGCAGAGGCTAAGCTGGCCAATGATAGCGTTTGGCGTCCAGCAGGCACATGGCGCATCAATGAAAAAACCAGCGATCCTATAGACCGTGAATATGAGATTGTTGCTCCTATTGGCGCTGCTGATGACACGGCCCCTTGGATGTTCCGCGTTTTCCGTATCACGGACGACAGCACGGACGACAAGCTACAGAACGATACTGCTTTCCGTGGCTGGGTTGAGGTTCAGGACCGTGAATTGGCCTATGATGGCAGCGGCGGCGAAGTCCCTACGGCTCTCTTTGGCGCAGCGATCGACCTCGCGCAGTTTGATGCAAATTCCAGCCCTGAGATTGCCCTTGTCTGCGCTGGGCAGAAAGTCCGCGTCCCTGACAATTACGACCCTGTAACCCGCACATATACAGGCGCATGGAACGGCGCATTCAAATATGCCGTGACCAGCAATCCAGTCTGGCACTGGTATGAGCTGGCTACGAACGCGGCCATAGCCTGCGGCGTCCCTGAGAGTTTCTTCAACACCTTCTCACTCTACCAGTGCGCTCAATACTGCGATCAGAACGTAAATGGGCGTCCTCGTTTCACGCTCAACAAGCAGTTCGTGGACGAACAGGAAGGATGGCAAGCGCTCAGAGAATTGGCGCAGTCATTCCGCGCTTTCCCATATTTCGCTGGGCAGCAAATCATATTGATGCAGGACCGCCCGCAAACGGCAGTGGATCACTTCGTCAACAATGCCGTCATTCAAAGCGGTTTGTTCCGTTACAAAAGCACCAACATTCAAGAACGAGTCAATGAGACGTTCGTTGAATATGACAATATGGATGATTACGGCAGAAAAGGTCTTGTCGTTTATCGTGATGATGAGGCCATAACCCGCAACCGTGCGCTCAATCTATCGAACAATGGCATTGTCTCAAGCAGAGTTTATAAAGTTGGATGCACCAATAAGCAGGAAGCATATGACTATGCTCGCATCCTAACTTTCATCAGTCAGAAAGAGCATGAGACTATCGAGTTTGATACCCAATTAGCTGCCGCTGCATATATCCCAGGACAGCTTATTGAGGTTCACGATTGGAACCTGTCAGGCTTAGCCCCAACTGGCCGCGTTGAAGTCGTCACGCCTACCTTTGCGCGCATGGACAACGCCATCACTTTGAAGGCGAACACCAGCTATAATGCCCGCATCTATGTAGGCGATAACGGCATGACCGTCCGCCCTGTTGTGGTCCAGAGCGTTGACACCCTCACCACGGACATTCCTTTCGACACGACGGATTTAGAGCCAGATACCCCAATCAGCATCGTGGAAGTTGGCGCGAATGCGATCCAGCCGCGCGTTTTCCGCATCATCGACATTAAGGAAAACAGCCCAGCCAATTACACCGTGACGGCCCAGCTTCACATTGAGGGAAAATATGCTTGGCTGGATGGCAATGTTCCTGTGCCAGAGATTCCTTGGTCACAGATTCCTACCTTCATTCCAAAGCCAACGGGATTGAAGGCGCAGAACAATACCTATGTGGACGAAATCACCGGCGTTCACCACGAAATCAACCTGTCGTGGGATGCCGTGAACGTCCTGCCAGTGGGCGAGAACCTTGGGCAGCAGCTTCCTTTGAATGGCTATGTCGTGGAAGTCCTGCGCCCTTACACCAGCGTTTGGGAACGTATCTACAGCGGCAATAGCACAAGCTGCCAACTCATTGATGCTGAGCAAGGAACATACACGTTCAGCGTTAGAGCAATAAATATCCTAAATAGGTCAGGTGAAGCAGCACTCTTAAAGCATGAGTTTTCTTATGGAAGCGGCGCAGAGGTATTGCCACCTATATTCATAGGATTTGATTGAGAGAGTGGCGACAGTTAATTTTACAGGAAAAGACCTAACAGTCAGATTTGAGGAAGAACCCCTAAACGGACGCGAGTTTCAATACCGTATCAGGTATGAGTGCGCGAATGACTCCGTGGTCCATCATGTTAAGGCAGATGGCACAGAGCAATATACCAAGCCAGATGGAATGCGCGGTTACAAAGACGTTCTCACCTTTGAAGAGAACATAAAGGCTGGGCTTACACGCTCCCCCAAAGTCTATCTGTCCACAATGGATGGCGCAGGAAATTGGTCCATTGAAAAAGAGATTGATGCCTTAAACCCAGCACCAGCCGTTCCGCCCATGTCATATTACAATGGATATGACACAGTGGTTTTCCGCTTCACTAAGCCAGATGACACGGATTGGGCGGGCTTCTGCGTATGGGCTGACACTCAAAACCCTGTCCGCAAGGATCAGATAACTTCCAAATATATAGGGCCAAACAACGAGGTTTCTCTAAGCCTGCTTCCTGACACAGATTATTGGATCACCTACGCGGCATATGATGCCTTTGGAACGGACCTACTTAACGAAGCTACCATTCAAATCCATACGCTGAGTGAAGAGAGCATATTGCTGCCTACCCTCAATGAGCGTTTGGAAGCTATCGCCGCATTAAATGTCAAAAGCAGCACGGCCTTTCTCAAAGTAGCGAATGCCTATTCCAACAATGCCCATCGCGCCATTGAGGAACTGAAAACCTATGTGGATAGCGACGGAACCTTAGTCGCACAGAAGCTGCTCATCCTTGAAACTCGCGTCGGTGATGCTGAGAGCGTCCTACAGCTTGTCCAACAAACGCAGGCCAACTCAGAAGAGGCATTTAGTCAGCAACTACTATTGATGGGCGGGCGCGTGGACGACGCAGAGGCCGCCCTCTCTAGTGAGTCTGAGGTAAGGGCCAGAGAGGACACAGCCCTTGCTAGGCAGCTAACAGAGCTTGCGGCCCGCGTGGGCAGCAATGAGGCTCAATATAGCATCGACATAACCAACCTTGTGAACGCGGACAGCGCCTTATCGCAGCGCATTAATTTACAGGCCGCCCAATGGAACGCTGACATCAATACCAAGGTGACTGCCGCGCAACAAAGCATCACGACCGCATACGTGAATGCTGATAGCGCCCTCAGTCAGCGCATAGACACATTATCCGCACAAGTTGGAACGGGCGGCTGGACTGCCGCCCTACAGACGGAACAGACAACCAGAGCGAACGCTGACAGCGCCCTTGGGCAGCGCATTGATACGATAACGGCTGGCTACAACGGCCAGTTCGTCACGATCCAACAGACGATGACCGCGCAGGGCAACACATTATCAGGATTGAGCGCACAATATACCCTCCGCATTGACAACAATGGGCGTGTCTCAGGCTTTGGCCTTGCCAGCGATCCGTATGGCAACAGCGAATTCGCCGTGAATGTGGACCGCTTCCTTATCGCTCACCCTGGCAGCGCAGAGCGCATTTTTGAAGTCGTGTCAGGCCAAGTCAGGATCAGACAAGCCGTCATAGATAGAGCCACGATCAATGGCGCACAGATATATGACCTAACGATAGGCACAAATAAGATCGCGCTTAATTCAGTCACAGTTACCCACTTTGCTCAGCGCACTTCTGCCATGTATGGCAACGGATCATACTACGACGCTTTAAGCTACACAGTGAACGCACCTTACGAATGCGACCTAAATATATGGGTCAGTGCTTCACAGGGTTTCCCCAATGGCGACAGAACTTGGAATGGCCGTCTATTAGTCAATGGCAACCAGATTGGTGCTGGCGGCGGTCAAAAGACGGCAGATACCTTTTCACTCGCTGGCTATGCACACGTTGGCCCAGGGCAGCATAATGTTCTGATTAGGTGGCAAGGCGCAAGCAGCGTCACACTGGCAGAATTGAAGGTGATGATATTGGAGACAAGAAGATGACAATATACGCGATTGGCGTTCCAGGAGAGAAAATCAGATTTGCTTTGGCTGCTATGGAAGAGTCTCACGCTATCGCTCAGCTTCAAGCCAATGAGGTATTTCTGGAAATTGACAGCTTTGTTGATGGTGTCATTTCCAGCGACGGAACGAAATTCACCCCAATTTTAGTCGATATGGAATTTGAGCAGATGCGTATCCGTTCAGCGCGAACGGCACTGCTATCTGGCTGTGATTGGACACAGACCATAGATGCCCAGCTTACCCCTGAGCAGCAGGCAGCATGGGCCGCATATCGCCAAGCCCTCAGAGACATTCCAGACGATCAACCCAATGTCTGCTTCGATGATGTAATCTGGCCAGAACCGCCTCAGTGATAGGCGATGAAAATAAATACTCCGTATAAAACGGAGAAAACTACCGAATGGCTTGGTATAAGACTGGAACGATAAACCTCACTAACAACTCAGACATTGTAACTGGCAACGGAACACAGTTTACAAATTCCATCAAGCGCGGCGATATGCTCAAAATCGGCAATTCTCTGTATGAGCTTGATGGCGTTGTTAATTCCACGCAATTGAAACTCGTTCAACCATATTCAGGCACGACTTCCAGCAACACAGCTTATGCGATTATCCCAACCCAAGCCACTACTCAGGAGTTGAACGACAAAGTAACCGACTTGGTGGACATTGTAGGCGACCTGATCGAGAACGGCGGCGGAACAGGCGGTGGCACTGGCCAAGACGGAAAATCCGCCTATGAGATTGCCGTCGAAAACGGCTTTGTTGGAACAGAAGCAGAGTGGCTTGCCAGCCTCAAAGGTGAGGACGGAGAAGATGGCGTTGGCGGCGGCGGTCAAGGCGCAATCATCAACTTGAACGAATACAGCGGCCAGCCAGCAGGCGGCAGCGGCATCAGCGTTATCGTTCCTGTTGCCGTTGGCGATCCGCCAATGAACCTGACACAAACCGCTCAGGTCATCATTCCAAACAGCACACCAGACGCAGGCATTGCGATTTGGGCAAAGTCCACCACGTCAGGCATTGCCGTGGTTTTGGGCTTGGTGAATGCCCCTGAGCCACAGCCAGGCGGAAGTGACGAAGAACTCGATTTGTCAGGCTCAGGCACCGTTTACGGCGACCCAGGCACCATATTCCCATTGGGAATCTATTTGGCCGGCAGCACGTCGAATTTCACCCTGACTGTGCCATCAGGCTTCCCTCTTGCCATCGAGCGCCGCAACGAAATCACGATCCCTGTCGCAAGCCAATGGAACATTACGAGCGCTGGCTCGCCATGGCCAGTTAGCGGCGATGCCGTTGGATTGTCCAATGTCATTTACAAGCGCGTCTATACGGGATCAGGCGGCACCTCGTCTGATAACAGCAGCATGGTTAGCGGGCGCTTGCGCCTCATGAGGCACATTTACCTCGCAACTGATCCGCTGGCTTTGTCCTTCAAGCAGACCACAAATGACGGCACCACACAGGCACCAGCCCGCATAAGACTGACATTCTCAGGCGTTGTGAATGAGGAATATCCAATCCTCGCCACCCTATATGATTACATGATTGGCGAATTCACTTTGCGCCGTCACTGGTCAGGAACAGGCACCCTTTCCGTGACAGTTGGCCGTGGTAGCTCAACCACGGAAATTATCAGCGACGACAATGCTGCATTCGAGGCTGGATCGCTCAAAACATGGTCCGTCGAGTATATCGACAATGTAGGCGGTGCTGGCGGCTCAGTCCGCTTCTATGCTGATGGCGTCCAGATTGGTGCAGATAAGCCATGCGAGGTGAAGCTACGCATTACACCAGCCATGGCGCTCGAATGTAATTCATCTGGCAACAACACCTCAGACAGCGTGAACAATCTCGACGTTGCATATGTGGGCGTTTCGTTCGGCAAGCCTGAGATTGAAAGCACCTATGACCCAGCAGTCAGCGGTTCAATTGCGGCGGCTGACTTGGAAATGCTCTGTGTCGATGCTCGCGGCTTCTCAACACCACAGGCACCCGTCACAGTCAGCTATCAGGCGACAGGCCAAGACCCCTTCAACATGGAAGTCGTTGTAGGCGAAATGACATTGCCTGCTGGACGAGCTTACAAAGCTGTCCTTGAAGTTTGGTCCACTGGCGAAGGTGTAGCCCATCCAAATGAGTTGGTGATGACCAAACCAGCGGCGCAGAACTGCCGCTTTGAGGACTCTACCCTATACAGCGCACAAGCGCCGTGGACTGAGGTTTTGCCAAAGGGAGCCGTGCCAAACATCAATGGCATCAACTACTATTGCGAAGGCATCCGTATAGGAACCTATGTGCAGTTCCAGTTTGGCTATGATTGGGATACGACTCAAATGCCTGCAAATCCGTTTGGTGATCCGCAGGGCAAAGACAGCTACATGGTTCCCCATAAATGGCTGATCTACGACAACACAGGAACATTGCTTGGCCGCATTGAGCAGCCAAACGGCCAGCCTTTGAACACCACAGCGACAGCCGTTTCATGGAGCGGGTCACTTGACGGGCGCGGCAATCCAATGGTGACGGCCGCAAACAAGTGGTATCCAAAGGGAACGGTGCGTTCAGGCATTATCTGGCGCTCCCACGCAGAGCCGCCAGCTTATACCCAGCAGGAGATTTGGGACCGCGTTCCTACCTATGACATTGCCGTGCCGTTCGCTTCTCAGGGCGGCGCATCAGTCAACGGCGGCGACTTACGCACAGGCTCAGGCGAACAGCTAAATGGCTTCGCCAACTATCGCTGGATGCCGTGGGAAAGCAGCACCTACAACGACCTCATCACCGCTGGCGCGAACACACTCAATCCGTGGAAATATGGCTCTGACCAAAACGGCATGGTGCCAAACGCCAACACATGGCTGAAATATACCCCGTTCAATCAAATGGGGCGTTCGCCAATTACAGGTCCAGGCGGTGTGCGTGATGATCGTCAGATTATGCCTGAGCCTGTTGCCCGCTATGCGCGAGACGTGACGGTAAAGCGCCTGCACGACAATCGCAGCATGAAGGAAATAGCCCTAGATTATCTCACTGGCTACGCATCAGACCCATTCCACTGCTTTGAAAATGGACGCCTAACGCCGCTGTTCAAAGGCGATGCGCGCCGCAATATCACGATGCGTAACCACTATTATGGCGCGGGCGAAGCTGGCACTCCACCAGAGCAAGCCTATTACGTTCAGGGCGGTCGCCCATATGAATTTGTCACCGCGAACAATCCGCTTCGCGTCCAAGTCCCATATGCTGGCGCTACCTCTGACAAGCCATATTTTGGCACTAACCAGATTGACCAAGACCACGCTCACCAATTCCCGCATTGGGGATCGCTCATGTGGCAATCGCCTGAATTTGCGATGCTGGGTCACAAGTTTGGCGATCAAGCGCGCCTCTACCTACCTTGGATTTTGAACAACGGCTGGGGCGAAGCAGGCGAGTTCGCATCACGCGGCGCTGCGTGGAAATATATGCACGCCGCCATCGCGTGGAAAACAGCGTCCAGCAATTCCAGCAGGCTCTATAGCCGTGCTGACATTCTCGATTGGGTCGTGTTCGATTTTGAGGGCTTCTACGACACTTACTATGCCAGCGAAGTTGGGTTCCTAACGCCGCCAACCAACATCAACGGCGGCGGTAACAATGCGATCTTTGCTGGCGCTCAGCGTTTTGGTCCATGCCTTTGGAGCGACGATTACGGCGTCTGGCAGCATGACTTCATGATTGGCTATTGGACCAGTGCGCTCCACGCGGCTGAGAAAATTGGTTTCAACGACGCGCTCAGAGCGGCTTCTGACAAAGCTGAGGCTGTCGTGAACTGGCTCATCACCATGCACCAGAAGCGCGCCACTGGAAGGCTCAACGGCGGCATGAACATCAATTCATATGAGATTGATTACACCGTACCGCTTTGGACGCCTGCAATGATCGCGTCTGCTGGTGGCGTAGCTGCAAGCCTGCCTCAGACCTATTCCGCTATCGTAACCGCCCAAGGCTCAAATGCAGCCTTTAGCTGGGATAGCTGGAACAACAACGGCACGGCCAGTTTGCGTGATGGACAGGCAATGGACCAGCTTTTGGCCGCGCCATCATTGATCTTGGATATGGGCAGAACGGACAGCGCCTTGGTCCAAGCAGAGACAAACGCCCTCGCCTATCGCCAGAGCAAAATCGACAGCGAAACCGCTAAGGGCGCTGCGACTGCTGGCAGCACATGGTTCCAATACCATCAAACAACCAACAATCCACCATATAAGCCAAGCTAAGGAGACTGCCTATAGTGTTACATTTGAGATATTATCCAGAGGATGACGAAAGCGGCATTGTGTTCCGCAAAGTCCATGTGATCCAAGGCAAGGACATTGACGGCAATCCTATTGATAGGACCGTCACAGATGCACGTTTCAAGATTGCTGTTGATGGCACTGAGATTGTGGACCTCAGCTTAGGCCAAGGCGTCTCTTGGAATGATACAACCAAGACCCTCACATTGACGCTTACCAATGGCGACCTAAGCGAAATCATCGCCTCAGTTGATGGCGAGTATCAATATTACATAACGATAGAAACTGGCAGGATCATAACCCTGTTCTCAGGACGAACTTTCATGGAGCGCAGCCTATAAGATGAAGAACAATGAAGTCACGATTATTGAACAGGTGGACGACACAACAACGATCATTGAGATAAACGACCTTGGCGGCATCACTGTTGAAGGGACACAAGGCCCAGCAGGACAGGACGGAGCAGACGGCCAAAACGGCGCAGATGGCAAATCCGCATTTGAGATTGCCCTTGAGAATGGATTTGTAGGCACTGAGACAGCTTGGCTTGCTTCGTTGAAGGGAGAGCCAGGGCAGGAAGGTCCGCAAGGCATTCAGGGCCAGCCAGGACCAGCAGGCGAGACAGGTCCAACAGGCATTGGCATCCCATTTGGAGGCGAAGAAGGACAGGTTCTTCGCAAAGTCGATAGCGTCAATTTCAACACTGAATGGATCACGCTGCCAGACCCTCAACCGCACTACTCATTGATTGATGGATTTAACGCTGCTGGCGATCCAACTGGCATGGGCGTTGATCGCGTTGCCTTTTCAGATGACTTCATTGTGGCATTTGACGCCCCGCTTGATGATGACTCCGTTGCTACAGTGACCCTCCGCAATCCCAATGGCGGCGGCGGTGGAACGGGCGAGGATGGAAAATCCGCCTATGAAATTGCTGTTGAAAACGGCTTCGTTGGAACTGAGGTCCAATGGCTTGCTTCCCTACAAGGTCCACAAGGCATTCAAGGTCAAACGGGTGCCACTGGAGCAAAAGGCGACAAAGGGGATCAGGGCGACCAAGGCCCAGCAGGCCAAGATGGCCAAGACGGCGCGCAAGGTGCGAAGGGCGACAAAGGGGATAAAGGCGATAAGGGAGACACTGGCGATACTGGCGCGGCAGGCTCCAATGGCCAGGGCGTTCCTACTGGCGGCGCAGCAGGCCAAATCCTATCCAAAATCGACGGAACTAACTTTAATACGCAATGGATAGATGCCCCATCAGGCGGTGGCGGCGGCTCAGGCCAGCCTTGGTATTTCAATCCACCATTGGCGAGTTCATTCACCTTGTTGAGCGCGGACGCGACCAACCTAACCGTAGCTGACGACGCTGACGTTGGCTTGATGGTGAAATCTGGTGCGAGCGCGAGCGGCGACCTTAGCCGCGTTGCTTATAGAACATTGACCAACAAAGCACTTGATTGGGAAGTGGTAGCCCACATTCAGATTTTGATGAATGATGCAGACTACCGCAAGGCTGGCTTGATGCTGATGGACAGCACCTCCAATCGCCACATCATCTGCGGACAGATGAACGAGTATGCGCCATTTGGTATCATCAAGTTCGCCAGCCTGAGCGGCTACGATGGAGCAATTGAGAGCATCACGTTCAAGACGCAGCCATCATTTTTCCGTGCTACATCAGTTGGAACAACGCTAACCTTCTATGTCAGCCATTGCGGAAAAAACTGGATACAAGTTGCGTCAACTCCTGTGCTGGATCATTTCAGCGCACGTCCTGACCGCATTGGTTTCGGCTATAACATATCCACAACTGATCCTTGGCAGTCCAGCATGACGATTGATTGCTTCAACCTAACTGGCCCAGCGGTATAAATGTCATAGGTTTCAGTGGTTTCTCTTAAATAATAGAAATAGGAGGACCATTGAAGCATGACCACAGAACTAACGACAACGACAGGAACGCACGTTCCGCCTACTGTGGTTATGCCCACCCCTTACGATACCGCCCTCAGCTTCATGCCCGTTCTCCTGCTCATTGGCGCAGTCCTTGCCATCATCAAAGGCTGGGGATGGATCACAGACAGGCGCGACAAGGACGTTCAAAACAGCACTGTCATTGAAACTCGATTGGATGATTTAGAAAAGTCATCCAAAGCCATTAAAGAACACACTGAAAGGCTGAACCATCATGAAAACCGTATAACGGTCATTGAGACAAACAATGCCCATATCTACACCACGCTTGGCGAGGTGAAAGAAGGCATCAAGCAGCTAAATGACAATGTGTTGGTTTTGGCGCGGCAATCGCTGCGCAAAGAAGACTAAACTTCCCTGATCTGATAGCGAACGCGGCCTAAGAATGTCTGTTTGGGGTAGCCCTCCAAATCTGGATTTATGGCTGCTTCGCTCTCCCCTATCCCATCCAGATCGAGGAAACCCATCTTACACAGCCAGCATAATTCCTGCCCAATCTGCCTCCATTCTGGACGCTCAACCAGCTCGTCTAGGTTCACGTCTTGGACAACAAAGCGGCGGTAGATCGCCCGCAGACGGCGCAAACCCATTCCATTGAGGAACCCGCTGCCGTCCAGGTCCAATATGGCCTGTTCCACTATGTCAGGCGTGGATTTGAGTTGGCGGGCGAAATAGGCAAGCTGGCGATCGTTCTTGATGCCTTGGTTGAAACCTGAGCGCAGATACAAGTCTATCAGGTTATGAGGGGGGAATGAGGGGACCGTTTTCATCCCGTATTTATTGGGATGCGCGCTCTGACAGCCCCTCAATGAAGCCCTTGATGTCTGGATGGCTGCTTTTCCTCTTTGTCCAGTTATCCGTGCCAGCCAGTGCGGTTATTGGATATGCGGACTGGACGAACACCACGGACTTTTTTGCTGGGTTTGCGTGTGGGGTGGCCTTGATGACGATACAGTCATTGTTGCTGGGCGCTTTCTTGCCCTTTGGGTCGTTCTCGCCGTGGACGATGCCAAGCTGAATGTCGCATTCGTCCATACCATCCAGCGCAATCTCAAGGGAGCGCCATAGGCTGTCTGGGGCGCCAGCCTTTTCCAGCTTCCTCTTTGCCTCAGCAGGGGCATAGAAAACGACATGCTCCTTACCGCCGTCCTTGTAATCAAGATTGCCAGAGCCAAAGCCAGAGCCTTCCCAAATGCTGACAGTCACTTGCTGATTGCGGTCTAAGGGCTTCGCAGCCACGGCCTGCTGCTCTGAGGCTGTTGGAGTGCTGTCTGGCTGAACAACGCCCTGAAAGCGATCTACGGCGGCATGTGCAACAGCTTCCAAGCTGCCATAGTGCGCCAACAGCGCCTGCCAGTGATCCTCAACAGTGAGCGATTGGACAGTCTTAGGGGCAGCGGAAACGCCTTGCTTCTTCCATTTCCAAGCAGTCGTGCGGCCGATTTTGACAATCTGGCTGGGGATGGTGATGCCAAGGTGAATGTCTATGTTGCGGATCAGGCCAGCAGATTGCTTCTCTGTAAGGCTGCCTTTGTCCAGCAATGTATCTATGTATGATTGGATATAACGGATAGTCTTAGCATCGCTGCTCAGCTTTGGATTTTGTTTGTCTATAATTTTACGGGCAAGACTCACCCAATTGATTTGCTTTGTCACTTATATGTTATCCCTTTCGTTGATAATAATGAGATACGTTTCCAGTCGTATCTTTGCCCGTCTCCATCCTTTCCTGCTGTGGGCAGCAACATCAACGAAAGGAATCTGGAAATCGGGACAATTGCTGCCCACATTTTATTTATTGCCTACAGCTAAAATATAGCTGAAATGACCCCGTAAAGTCGATATTTCCGCGCCGCCATTCTTTAAGATACTCGTTGGGCGACAGCCTCATGGCTTAATGTGCTTCCAGACTGCGAAGCTGAGAATGGAGCGAGTTTTAAGCGAGCGTAATGAAAGCGAGTTTTCAACGAGCATGATAATGTTCATTTGACTCCCATGATTTTCTCGACTTATTTTATGAGCGCCGCTGGCGCTTGAATGTAGAGCGAAGCGACGAAGTAATAATGCGCTTCATGATATTTTATTTTATATTATTCTACATTATAGAGGCTCGAAAACCGCTGATTTACGGGGGTTTCAAGGGCATTTTTGTTTAACTGGTGTTTGACCGATGTTTGACTTATGTTTAACTGACGTTTGACTCGCGTTTAACTATAGTCAAACATATGTTTGACCCAGGAAAATTCCTGTTTTCCGCAAGAATGTGGAAAAATCGTAAAATCGCTGAAACTGCCCGCGAAAAACCCCCGTTTCCTGGGGGTTTCAGAGGGATGGAAATCGCAGATTTCAGCAGTCAGCTATAGGTATAGCTGAACGGTCGCCTATTGCAGAAACCACGGATTTTTCAGCAGAATACTAAATAGTAATGAAGACTGTAACCATAGTTTTCAAAGAGTAGATATTTGTAAAGTCATATTGGAGAACCCCTTTAGCGAAAGCTGGAGGGGTTTCTTCTTGCTCAATAAATATCAGTATGTTCCAGGCAATCAAAGATAGGATCAAGAAGGTTATCAGCGCATTGAAGCCGCTGACTGACAATGACGGCATGGCTACGGGTATCATGCGCTGGCCAAGGCCCACGGCGTTCTTCCTGTTGGTGATCCTCTTTATCGTGGGCTGGTTCAACCCCACCACACTGCTGGCCTACGCGAGTGCGCTCGCCGCGTTCCCACAGGATTTTTGGAACGTAGTTTTTATCATTTTGGGCAGCATCGCAGGCAGCAAGGGGCTGGCTGATATAGGGAAGCTAATCAAGCGATGAAAAAGAGAAAGCTCATATTCCGCATTGTTGAGGATCATCAGCACTTAGACACGATCATGAAGCTGTTGGACGATCCATATCCAAAGCCATTTATAAGCGAGTTGGAGCAGACGATACTGGACGATCTATACGCGAGAGGGGCCAAGAAGCCCTGAAAACGCAGAAGTCAATAAATATCCTTGAAACGTGACGCTTTGTTACGTTTGTTTATGAGGATTTTTATATGACAATTCACCTGACAGGCTTCAAAGCCTCAACTGTAATAAAGCCATCAAGAGATACACAGATCGAGATAGGCGACCTTAAAGACACCTTTCAGGCCATTTGCGACATTATCCCCCACGACAAGGATGTTCCGACATATTGGTGCATGAACAGCTACGATCCAGCGGGGAAGCATAATAAGCAAAGCGTCAGGCAACTCACTGGCATCATATTGGAATATGAGTTGCGCTATGCCAAAGACCTCATAGCAGCACTCAAGGACATACCTTGGCATTATCTGCTTGTGGAAACGGAACGCAAAAGCGGGCCAGGCATCAGCCTATTTTTCCCGCTCGCGTTTGAGCCAGATATAGGCCGCTACATGCGTATTGCGGGCGTCCTGGCCTATCAGCTTGGCGTCTATGGGTTGAGCCACGGCAGCGGCACACCAACATTCCTCGTCAAACTGGCTGGTGGACAGCAGATAGCAGAGAGTGCAGGCCCAGCCATAAGCATGAGTTTCATCAAAGAGACGTGGGACATTGGGGAAGCGTCAAAGACGGCGCTGGACGACTTTCAGGGGCCAAAGCCTGTCAAACAAGGAGCGAGCGAATTCGTCGTTCACGCTGACAAGTTCATCATCAAGGCAAATGGCAAGGAGCAGCAGATTGCATCCCATTTCAGAATGCTCGCCGATCTTTTTGACCCTGAGTAAGCAGCCAAAGAAATACCCGCCCCAGACACGACTGAGGCGGGCTTTTTTGTGAGTGTTAGGCTTTGAGCGTTCCAGCAGCCCTTGCTTCCGCCGCATAGGCTGACAGCGTTTTATCAGGCTGGAAATACAAGTCCTGTTCCAGACGGAAAACTCCACCAATGCGGGCGGCGGCTAACTCGTCCATCGAGACATATCCCATCTCAGGGCATCCAAACCCCAAATCAGTGATGCCAAAGGCTAAGCCGTCCTCGTCGCATTCAGTTAGCAGGATCGTGATAGCCCCGCCAAACAGCTTCACGACAGGCTCAAAATCTCGCTCTCCTGCCGTTCCTTTCAACGGCTGCTGCTCTTTCCAGTTATCATGCAGCTTGAGAACATCAGCAGCGCGTATCATATTTTTCCATTCCATCTGTTGGCTCCTTTTGTTTGTGCCAACAGACTCACCTAAATCCATCTTCCTTGATTGCGATAGAAAAAGGCATCGAAGGTATCGACTTCAAGACTCGTTAGTTCAGACTGACATTCTAACTTAAAGGAGAATGTTATGTTTAAGCCGTGGGAGAAGTTGATTTTAATTGCAGGCGCATTGTGCATTGTTGGACAGTTTGCGTTTACGTCTGAGAATGAGATTTATCCGAAAGAAGCTACACACTTTGCTTCTAAATAA